CTCATCGACAAGTTCGGACAGACCGGCGCTATCCGGCGTACCGAGACATCTGGCGATCCATGGGACCCAGGCACAAGCGATACGGACTATCCGTGCACACTGGTAGCGCTGGATTACGACCAAAAGGATGTTGACGGGACGCTGATCAAGTCGACCGACAAGAAGGTTTACGTTGCAACGAAGGGCCTGACGATCCGGCCGACGACAACCGATAAGGTCATTATCGGCGGGATTTTAAGTACGATTGTCCAGGCGAAGCCGCTCAATCCAGCGGGAACCGTCGTTTATTGGGAGTTGCAGGCACGTGCTTAAACGTCTAACGCCTCGCGAACGGTTTGAAGCTCTTATCGCGACATATGAACCGATCCTGCGCGCCGCCTTCATGGCAGCCGTGGATGATATCCGGTCGAACATTGTCCTTCGTAGAATCGTTGAACGGCTCGAAAAGGGCGATATCTCGGGCGCGATTGACGCAATGTTCATTGAAGAGGCAGCGTTTAATCCGCTCGAAGAGGCATTGCGTCAGGCGTTCAATGCGGGGGGAGTCGACACGGTTTCGACCATGCCGGCACTGAAAGACCCGGAAGGCCATACTGTGGTCATTCGTTGGGATGCTCGGAACGTGGTTGCTGAAAATTGGCTGCGCGATCATTCGGCCAGTCTCGTTTCAGGAATTGTAGCTGATCAGGTCGAAAGCATCCGTACTGCTCTGACGGATAGCCTTGCTCGCGGCGACAATCCGGCGAAGGCCGCCAAAGCTATCGTTGGGCCAGTAAACCGGGCTACTGGAACGCGAGAAGGCGGGATTGTCGGTCTGACGGCAGCACAGGCCCTGTTCGTACAGAGCGCTCGTGACGAGCTTCTTTCCGGCGATCCTGCGCTTTTGCGGAACTATCTTGAGCGCGGCCGGCGAGACAAGCGATTTGACCGAACGGTGACGAAAGCTCTTAAGGAGCAAACCCCATTGCCGGCGGATGTCGTGGACAGGATCGTCAATCGTTATAGTGCAGGCCTGCTGAAGCTTCGGGCCGACACGATCGCCCTGAATGAAACATTCGATGCGATGGCAGCGGCAAAAGACATCGCCTTTCGCCAGCAGATCGATAACGGAAATCTCTCGGCAGACATCGTCACCAAGACTTGGCGACACACACCGCAGGAGCACCCGCGAGCGCAGCATGTTGCGATGCGAGGACAGAAGGTCAGGTATGACCAACCATTCGTGGCGCCAGACGGCACCTTGATCATGTATCCGCATGCTCCAGGCATTTCGGCCCGGCACAAGATCGGATGCAAGTGCGTGGCCGAATACAAGATCGATTTCGTCGCTCAGTTGGTGGAATAATGGCCAAGTCTTTTGCCGCAACCGTCGGGCAGTGGGCCGTTAAGGTGGATGGCGCGCTTGAAGTCGTGTTCAAAGAGAGCGCGCAAGAGCTCGTCAGTCAGATGGACAAACTTCTGTCGGACATGGTCTATGACCGGCCATCATCTGAGAATTACCGGCGAACCGGCTTTCTTCGTGCCTCTCTGATGGCGTCGCGGGAAGCCATGCCAAGGCTGTATCGAGACAATCCCGGCGGGTCGGTTCCGCCTGATCTGCAGCCAGTCATCCTGGTCATCAATAGCGCGGACCTCGGAGACACCATCTATCTCGGCTACACCGCCAACTACGCGGCATATGTCCACTATGGTGCCAAAGGTGCGGCTCCCCGTCCATGGGTAACGCTCATCGCTCAGCGATGGGAGGAGATCGTTGCCGCCAAAGCCAAAGAAGTGAAGCAAAGGCTCAAGCTCTGACATGACGATCGAGAAGAGTATAGAAAACGCTCTGTTCGAGCGCGTTGCGTCTTTGGTGCTTAATCCGGCGCTTCCGGTCGCTTGGCCGAATGTCGGCTTCCAGCGGCCCGCTACGGGATATTTGCGTGTGACGCATGTGCCGAACACTTCGCGACGGCGGTTCGTCGGATCGACCGCGCCTCATCAAAGACGCGGCATTCTACAGATTGATGTGTTCATGCCTCTGAACGGTGGAGCAACGAAGTCCACAGAGAATGCCGGGAAGGTGGCCGAACATTTCCCGACTGACCTTAAGCTGCCGAAAGACGGGTTGACCGTTCGCATCACCAATGCACCCGACATCGCCCAAGGGTTCAGCGATGAGACGCACTGGCAAGTGCCTGTGACGATCTCATACGACTGTTTCGCATAACTTTGATCCGGCCTGAGCCGTTAACAGCCCCGATACGGGGCTTTTTTCATATGGAGAAGACCCATGATTACAACTGCTTCGGGCTCTACGATTGCGATCGGGCCTGCAACCCCTGTAACCGGCGCCAACGAGGCCGCTATCATCACAGCGTACAAGGCACTGGCCTACGTGCCCGTCGGTGAAGTTCAGAACCTCGGCGAATTCGGTGATGAGGCGAACGACGTCACTTTCACCAGCCTTTCCGATGCCCGTGTGCGCCATCTCAAGGGTGCTCGCGATGCTGGCGTACTCGCCCTGGTATGTGGCCGTGATCCTCTCGACGCAGGTCAGATCGCGCTGAGGGCGGCTGAAAAGACCAATCTGGCTTACGCAATTCGCATCATCGCGAACGATGCGCCAGATGAAACCGGAACCCCAACCGAGTTCTATTTTCACGCGCTCGTGCAGTCGGCGAAGGAAAGCTATGGCGAAGCCGATGATGTGGTCACCACGACCTTCAATCTCGGCATTACGACCGCCGTTTTTGAACAAGAAGCCACTGCAGGAACCCCGTAATTCCAACAGTTTATCAACCGTTTCTCCACAGACGTATCAACAGGAAGTTCACAGATGGATCTGTCAGTATTTGACGGCGCGGCTAAGGCATTTGACGAAGGTTTCGAGGTGGATATCGTTCACCCAACCACTGGCAAGAAGCTGGGCATGAAAGTTCGCGTTGCATCGTATCAGTCGCAGCGCGTCCGTGATGTTCAGCGGCGCCTGGCGAATGCCAACATTCGCGACCAGAAGCGCAATCCGAAGAAAGTCCAGACGGTCGAAGAAATTGAAGATCGCGCAGTTGATGTGATGGTGGCCGCTGTTCTTTCGTGGGAAGGATTCGAGCGAGGCGGGAAGGCCATTGAATGCACGACGGAAAACGTTCGGGCAGTGCTGACCAATCCGGATTTGTGGTTCATTGCCGAGCAAATCGACGCTGCGGCGGATAATCAACTGGCTTTCGTGAAAGCCTCGCCAGCGAGCTAATTTCGTTCGGCGAGGCCGTCTTCGCTAAACGACGGCCGACCGTCCTGCCAGACTTCCCAGACGATTTACGACACGTCTGGGGCTGGTTCCTTGATCTGAACGCCCGCCGATCAGTCGGCATGTCTGCAAATCCGATCTCGTATGGAGAGATCGACGCCTATAGCCGTGTTCACGGCATTTCGATGCTGACATGGGAGGTCGAACTAATCTGCTTACTGGATAACGCCATCCTTGCTGTCACGCGGGCTGGCCATAAAACCAAATCCAGCGACCAGTTGAAGAACGAAACCCCTGCCAGTGACGGGCATGGCGTTGCATCGCTGTTGCGTGGGTTTAAGAGAAAGAAACGGGAATGATTGTTGAAGTAACATACAAGAAGCGTTAATCGACTTGCTGGGTATACCTATTGAGGGCTGGGTTTTTGCGGGTGCCATCAAGTTACGTTTGGAAACGCACGGCGTTGGTTGCCGTAATAGCAGCGCTCATCTCGATTTCGCTCTCGACAGGGATACGTGTCGTGATTGGTGCGCGTTCCGACACGGTCACGATTGTAGTCCGTCTCTTACTTCCGTTTCTTATCGCAATACCGTTAGGCGTTTTCTGGTTTTCACGATTGGAAAAGCTCGAAGAGTCTTACCGCGTTGCGGTGAAAAGAGCGAATGAACTGGCGCGGGTAGCCAGTATTGACCCGCTAACTGGCCTCCTCAACCGGAGAAGTTTTATCCAGCAGTTTAATGCAGCCAACAAGGCAGGTGTTCGCGGATGGTTTTTGATTGCTGATATCGATTATTTAAAGCGGATCAACGATCAATACGGGCACCCGACAGGCGATGATGCCGTAATTTCAGTAGCACAAGCATTGGAAGATTGCTTGTCGAACGACAGCCTGATTGCGCGCATCGGAGGTGATGAGTTTTGTGCGTTCGTACCGAAAGCAGAAACAAGTAACATCGATTCTGTGGTTGCAGATATCAGTTCAAGAGCGTCCGGCCTTTTGAACGAGAAAAGGCCGGACAAAGAATTGCCGTTATCTGTTTCGGTGGGCCTTGCAACCTGCAAGCCAAGGCAGACTTTCGAGGAAGTCTTAGCTCTGGCAGATGAAAGGCTTTATCGAAAGAAAAGCGACAGGCCGCAAAAGCGCGTTTAGGTCTTCTGATAACAACCTAACTGCGCCGCTTCGGTTCTGGCTTGTACGCGCTCGATTTCCCGAATGGCCGGATATTCCGTCCGACTAAGCAACTGCTTGCAGCGAACTTCTTTGTATTCATGGTCCGGCGCCCGATTGCTTGTGCAACCGGAAAGAACAAGCAGGGCGAGGCTGGTGAACACGAGTGCTTTCATGTGGGTTCCCTCTTTCGGGGGATTATAGCGCGTGTTGCGAGGGTGGGTAGATGGCGGAGCAGGCTGCCAGCATAAGGAGCGCCATACGGGCCGCTTTTAATTTCCTAGCTCTTGTTTCAATGATGTTGCCAACTTCCCGCACATGGTCGGATTGAACAGCGAGAAATTGGTTTGCTCTTTTTCCTGCGGTTGGTCGGCAAGTTTCTTCAAAGCATTACTTGCCGTTTCAGAGGGGTTTTTCACGCCAGCAGAGGCCAAAAAATTGATAAATGCCTTTTGGGCGTCTTCAACGATTTCTGGCATATCTAGCCGCTTGTTACATTGATCCGCAAAGATCAACCGAGTGAGAGATTTTTGTAACTGTTCCTGTTTTTCTGGTGCAACTTCAATTGGCTGAGAAATAGCAGGAGAGGTTAAGGTCAGTGCGAATGCAAGAACACTTGACCTAATCATTTGAACTCTTCCTTCGACCCGTCCTCGTACAGGACAGCGGAAACGCATATCTTAGCGGTTACGTCTTGAGGCCGGACTTTTGCTAGCCGAGCGGCGCTCCAAGAACCCTTTTCCACAAGGGCTGCCTTGGGCTTGATGACCGTGTCAGGATCGAGTGCAAGGTTTGCGATTTTCTCGCCAAAAGGGTCAACGAACAGTGCGACGGCTTTGAGCATGCGGATTTGTTTGTCGCTGTTGCTTTGTAGGGTCATGCTGACGGATACGCTCCCGAAATCTCCCGGTTTCGCTGACCAATCTTTGATCGTAAGCAGTTGAGAATTAAGGTTACCGCAGTCTGCGGTTTCAGCCGCTGCCGTGCTGGCCCAGAGCCCCGCAATCATTGCCCCGATGAATAAATACTTCATGCCCCGTCTCCTTCTTAGGTGGCGAGGACGATAGCTTTCGCCTGAAAGGAACGCAACATGGCTGACATCGCTACTCTTGGCTTGGAAGTGCGCAGTGATCAGGTTGAGAAAGGCACTCGTGCGCTCGACAAGATGTCCGGAGCGGCTAAGCGAGCGGAAGCTGCGGTAAATGGATTCTCTTCGACCAGCTCTGGCGCTGCATCGGCGGCTAGTAGGCTGGCCTCGGAAACCATGCAAGCAGGGCAGTCGGCGGGACGAGCAGATAGCTTATTCGGCAGACTATTGAACACTCTGCGAAATCTCACGTCTGGGTCATCTCGTGCCGCTAGTTCAATTGAACGTGTGCATTTGGCAGCGAACGACAACATCCGGGCCGCCAGCAAGTTCAATACGGCAAATATCGCGGCACAGTTTCAGGACATCGCCGTTTCTGCGCAGATGGGAATGGGCGCATTCCAGATCGGCTTGCAGCAGGGCACGCAGCTGGCAGCGGTCATTAGCATGATGGAAAATCCGTTACGCGGTCTCGGCGCGGCATTCATGTCCGTCATCTCGCCAGTAAGCCTCCTGACCATCGGCCTTGTGTCGCTTTCTGCGGCGGGTCTGCAAATGGTCGATTGGCCAAAGCGCACCGCTCAGGCTCTCATCTTCCTTGCCGACAATCTTAAGGCCATTGCTCCTTACGCTGCAACGGCTGCTGCGGCACTCGCGCTAATCTATGCGCCATCCGTGATCGCCGGAATGGTAACTCTCATCGCTTGGATGGGCCGTGTATCGGTTGCCGCGATCAGCATGGGTGCATCGTTCGCGCTCGCTAATCCCGCTACCGCTTTGGTGGCTGGTTTTGCCGCAGCCGTCATTGCCGCAAATTTATTCCGCGATGAACTGACCAGGATCTTCGGACTGGACATCGTCGGGGCCGCAAAAAGCGGGGTCAATGCTATCATCGGGGTATTCGTCGGAAGCTACAATGCTATTGTAAACGGATGGTCGGCACTTCCCGGGGCATTTGCTGATCTGTCCATTCAGGTCGCTAATAATTTTCTCGGCGGTATCCAGTATATGGTGCGCGAGACTGTAAGCCTCGTGAACGGCATGATTATAAGCATCAACGGGTCGCTTCGGAACGGATTCGAAGCATTGGGAATGGATCGGGAAGGGGCGCCGCAGTTTCCCGATCTGGGGCCATTGCGCAACTACAAGATTAGTCAAATTGAAAATCCCTATGCAGGCCAAGCCCAAGCATTTGACAATGGTGTGTTAAAATCCATTCAGGATGCGCAAAAGACTGACTATGTCGGCGGGATGTACTCGGCCATTGAAAGCGGGGCATCTGCCGCAGCGGACAAGCTGAGAGAGCTTGCCAAGGGCCTAACCGACGTTGACGATAAGTCGAAGAAAGGTCGTAAGCGGAGGGGCAAGACCGATGCCGAATATTATCAGGACATCATTGACGGTGCCGATCGGCGTATAGCTTCGCTTCTGGTTGAACAGCAGGCTCTCGGGATGACCGAAGAAGCCGCCAATGCGCTTCGATACGAGCAGGAAATGCTCAATCAGGCGCAACAGCATGGTATCGACCTCACGCCGAAACAGGCTGATTACATCAAGATGCTCGCAGGCACGATGGCAGGTCTGGAATCTGCAATCCAGAAAACGCAGGACGCTATCAACTTCGCCAAGGATACGACGAAGGGCTTTTTCTCCGATATGGCGGATGGGCTTGCGAATGGGCGTGGCCTATGGGGGGCGTTGGCTGATGCGGCTGTGAATGCCATCAACAAGATTGCGGATGCCCTCATCGATAGCGGGATTGAAAGCCTGTTTGGTGGCGGTGGAATCAGCAAGTGGATTGGCAGTCTGTTTGGCGGAGGGGGGGTGGGAGGAGCTGCTGACCCGTGGTCAGGCCTGCGGCTTGCAAGCGGCGGCTACGTGACTGGTCCCGGCTCTGCAACCTCTGACAGTATTCCGGCTTGGCTGTCGAACGGCGAATTTGTCATGAACGCAAAGGCGACAAAAGCTTTCGGCCCGTGGCTTCAGGCTATGAACGATAACAAGGTCCGCGGTTTTGCATATGGCGGTCCGGTTGATGGGAATGTCGTCTCAATTCCGTCTCACTCCACCTTGCCGAGTGTTCGAGAGGCTGCTGTTGCTGGCGGCCAGCAGACTGTTCGTATCATCACGGAAACCCGTTTTGTGAATGACGGGAACTTCCAGAACTACATCAAGAGCGAAGTCGAGGAGGGCTCTGCGAAGACCTTCAAGGCTGGTATCCAAAAGTACGACAAGGGCGGCGCTGTTCGCGCCGCTCGTGATCTGCGTCAGGTGAACCAGAGAGGCTATGCGAAATGAGTATCAGCCTTCCTGACTTCATCGAGTATCAGGCTGGCCGTCCACGGCTGAATAAGCCAATTTCAATGTCTCGGTATGGCGAACGAGCCATATCGATGATCCAGAACGGTGATGAGTGGTGGACAGTCAACATCGAAACCCAACCGATGTATGACGATGATCTGGCGGAGTTCGAAGGCTGGCTTGCCCAAGCGCAGAACGGCATGGAGACGATTGTTTACACGGTTCTCGGTAAGCAATCGCTTCCCCGTGCTTATTGGAGCAATCCGAATAGCTCCGTTCCGGCTGACAATGGTTCACTGACATCGGTCACGAATGGGAAAACCCTACTGATCGGCGGCGTGACTGTGGGATTGGCGATGACGAAGGGCGATCTGATTTCGCTCACGTCCGCCGTCTATCACAGTCTTCATCGGGTAACGGCCAACGCTACGGCAGGGGCGACAATCACGCTACCTGTCGAGCCGCCGGTGCCGTCCTACATCGCAAATGGCGCAACGGTTCGCTTTAAAGACCCAGTTCTGAATACCCGGATTGTGCCGGGATCGACCGAAGTTGAAGACGGCGTGATGCCAACGGCGAAGTTTCAGCTCATCGAGGTGCCGAGATAGGCAGATCACCGCTGTCGCCGTGCGCGAATAGCGCGAAGCCATGTGTTGTTGAACATAATGGCCCCTATGACCAATGCGACGGCACCCATGGCGATCATGCCGATAGCTACGCCTTGGTCTCCGAACTGCTGATATAACCAGCCCGTTCTCTCAACTGCTTGGGCAGGATTTCCAAGGCGAAGAACTCCTTGGATCAAGGCGCCAAAACCGACAATCAACATGCAAACGCTTCTAATCATGCCGGCCAGATATCAGTTGGGCGCGGTTCGATCCACCCTTTCATTGGTTTGACGGTAACTCATGGCCTTTCCCGCACGTCTACAGCAACTGCTCAACGAGGGCAGGGGCAAGATCGCATCTGCCGTAAAGTTCGAGTTCGGCACCGGCACCTATGGCTTTTTCTCGGGCAAGGGCAGTGTCGATTATGGTGGCCTGACCTATCACGGCAACACCATCATCGATATCGATGAGCCAATGTATGCGCTCGGCACAGCGGCCCAACCAGTCACCATGCGCCTGCCCGCTGCCGCCGATTTCGGCCTGACGCCGGATAAGCTCGGATTGATCGAGCAAGAAGATTATAAAAATCGACCTGTTACGTTCTACGACTTTTATTTCGACCCCGACAACAACGCTTTCCTTCATGCCGAGCCGACCTGGTACGGCTATGTCGATTACATCGACCACCGCGAAGAAAGCGACGAGGTCTGGTTAGAAGGCCACATTGAAACGGGCGCGGTCGACAACTTCCGCGAGGGCTACCGCTACGCCTCGCATGAGGACCAGCAGCTTGTGTCGCCCGGTGACATGCTTTTCGAATACGCCGCGAGGATCAAGAATGAGTTCTTCAAAATCAAGTTCGGCTAGGGTTCCCGGCTGGGATCGGGCGTTGGAAGACCTTGCGACGGCTCATGTTTCGATTGCGCCAGAATGGGGCGTTTCGGACTGCCTGATGACGGCCGCAGATGCCATCAAGGCCGTAACCGGCGAAGACCCGCTTGCGGAGTTTCGGGGCAGATACAGGACCGAAGCCGGGGCAGCCCGGAAGATGCGCGCCAATGGCTGTGAGAACGTCAAAGACGTATTCGAAACCTATCTCCAGCTTGAGCCTGTCAATCGGCTTTCTGCCCGCAGGGGTGATGTGGGCGTTATCCGCATCAATGACGAATATGTCGCCGGGTTCATTTGCGGCTCCGGCTTCGCGGTGAAGCAGCCGCATGGGCTCGCGTTCTTGTCCGTGACCGACATCGAGCAGGCCTACAAGGTCGGCCTGTAACCACTTCGACAATTTGCGCCTTTGAAGGTCCGCCAGCAGCGGGCCTTTTTTGTTGCGCCCGATTGAGGCTGTCGCATGCCATTTTTAGCGCCTATCTTCACCGCGATTGGCGGTCTTGTGTCGAGCGTGGCCGCATGGGCTGCTGCAAGCCCGATCCTCGCCGGTATCGCGCAGACCGCCTTTGGCATTGCACTCAAATATGCCGTCAACGCGCTGTTCCCTCCCAAGACGCAGAGCCGGGCCTCGGAACTGGAAACCCAGTATGGTGCCAATATCCCGCGCTCGGTCATTCTCGGTACCTGCGCGACTGAAGGCCATCACATTTACCGCAACAGCCACGGGTCGGGTGGGCGTCTGATACAGGACGTGTTCGTTCTGTCGAGCTTCCGCATTACGGCTGTTCCGCGTGTTCGATACAATGGCCAATGGCGCATCTTGAGTCAGCAGGACGCCAACGGCTACTGGCTTGTGCCGAACGAAGGAACAAGCGGCGACGATCACGATAACGTCCGCGTCAAGTTCTTCTACGGCACGATGGATCAGCAGGCAGAGCCGACGCTGATCAACAATGCGCGCCCGGCTGGCCGCTGGACTGCGAACCATCGTGGTGCAGGCGTTGCCTATGCCGTCGTGTTTTCCGAACTGCGCAAGAACGGCGACGGCCTGACCTCTCCGGCAAAGCTGCTGTTCGAAGTCGTCGGTGCGCCGCTTTACGACTGGCGCAAAGACAGCACGATGGGCGGGTCAGGCGCGCATCGCTGGGACGATCAGAGCACGTGGGAATATTCCGATAATCCGGTCGTGCAGATCTACAATCTGGAACGCGGTTTTTTCAACGGCACTCAGCGCATGGTCGGCAAGGCTGTTCGTGCAAGCCGTCTGCCGTTGGCGGAATATACCCAGGCTGCGAACATCTGCGACGAAATCATGTCGGACGGTTCGAAGCGCTATCGTGCACACGCAATTGCCAAGGACGGTCCCGGCGCGAACCACGACGCAAATCTGACGCCGATCCTTGAAGCAATGTGCGGCTCGTGGGTGGAACGTGTTGACGGCGAGTTTCCGATTGCTGGCGCTCCGCAAGCCATCGTTGCAACCATCACCGACGACGATATCAAGCGTGGAGCACCGCTTCGTTTCAGTGCCAAGCGCAAGCGTACCGAACTCATCAATACCGTTGCGGCCTCTTATGTTTCGCCGGATGACTTCTACGAAACCAAGGACGCGGCAACCCGTATCGATGAAGGAGCGCTGGCCGAAGATCGGGAAACGCTTGCCAGTGCCATTCCTTACGCTGCCGTCACCGATGTGCGGCAGGTGGACAGGCTTGCAGATATCGCCATCCGTGGCGCTCGTTATCAGGCATCGGCGGAAATCGTCGTTCACCCGAAATTTCTCGATACGATCAAGGAAGGCCGGTGGGTTCGCTGGAACAGCGCCAAATATGGCGACCGCACATATCAGGTGCTGACGCGCCAGCTTGGCGGGATCAATACGGACGGTGCTCGCGATATCTCAATTGCGCTGCAGCAGATCAGCAATGGCGTGTTCGATCCTACCGCCTACGAGACCAATCCGCCGAACATCATCGTCGTGCCGCCGCCACAATATCTGGCCGAGGTGCAGAACTTCTTTGTCATTCCTACGCTCGTTGTTGCGGATGGACAGGGTGAGCTACCCGGCGCTCGTCTGCTCTGGGACAGCATTGACGATATCTCGGTCATTGGCGTGAACATCGAGTATTGGCCTGCCAATGACCCGACGCAGGTGTTTACGCGGTTTGTCACGTCCGACGTGACGAATGTTATCTTGGTCGAAGGCCTGACTTCGCTCACTGACTGGTTTGTTCGGACGCGGCTCCGGGTTGACAATGGCCGGTCGGTGGCTTGGTCGGCAGCAACGCCATTCACTACGCTGAACGCCACCGGCGATGACAGTCCAGTTGATTATGAACGGCTCGATGAAGATGTGCGTGACCTCATCAATTACATGACCGATGACTTACGCGAGTTGAAGCGGCAGGCGCAGGAACTTGCAACCACGACATCGGACAACCACAACAGCAACTATGCCGATCGGCAAGCTATCCGCCGTGAACTGACCAGCACCTTCGGCACGGCACAGGCTCAGTGGACGGAAGACATATTTGCCGCCACTGGGCCGAATAGCGCCATCGGCCAACAGCTGACACAGATCAATGTAAGCCTTGGTCAGAAGGCAGATGCGAGCACTGTCAGTCTGCTTCAAAGCCGCGTGGACAATGTCGACGGCCAGATAACGGCGGTATCAAACGCACTCACAGATGTGAATGCGTCGGTCAACGATGTCAGCGCAAATGCCACATGGCGCATGACGGCTACGGCCGGGACAAGCGGCTCTGTCAAGATTGCAGCTTACGGCAGACTTAATACCGGCAGCGCGTGGCGCGAGGCGGGTTGGTTTGTGAACATCACGCCAACTGGTAGCCAGTTTGTTGTACTGGCCAATCAGTTCGCGATTGCCGATCCCAACAACGATGGAAGCTTTACCTATCCGTTCGTTGTGCAGGGTGGAGAAGTCTATGCCCAAAATATGAGGCTGGGGACGCTGAAATTCGATCAGCTTCAATCCAACAACGGCAAGCTGATTATTCGCGGCAGTGGCTCGCTGGCAGATCTCAGGATTTTCACATGACCCAGACTTTCATCGGCTACAAACCGGGCGTCGGGCCGGTTCTGAAGTGCCTGAAATATGACACTGACGATCCGCTTACGCTAGCGAACACGGCATATGACAGGTTCTTCTTCAATTCGGAGACGCAGAACCTGTCATATGTCTTTACGACAAACGCCTTTTATTATCGAGCTGCCGAGATTTCCGCGCTACCAACTTCGTTCAGTATTTCGAATAATCTTGGTAACACGGTGATTACTGGCCGCTATGGTGAGGCCTCGGCGTTTTATAACGTCACGACATACTACAAGATCGCAAGTGCATATCCGAGTCTAGGGTATGTGCCGTTGTCTGAATTCAGAATGGTTAATCTTTTGAATAACCGTGTTGAGTGCGGAAGCTTCTACAATCAGGTCTATGTAGCCGATGGCGGCCATAGAATTGTCGATGCGCAACAATTCTATACAATCATGGGAAGGTGCACGGGGTATATTTCTAACGAAACAACGATGCCGACTGTTTATGCAGGTCAGGTTTCTAACGCTGACAGCGGTCGCGTCGCCATCGGCGAATGGTTTGTTTGGGAAAGAAAGAACGTCTACAAGGATAATCGTGATCCCAATGCATTCTTTCCTAACGTTTGGGACTTGCCAGCAGATAGCAGCCCGATGCGTTCATATGGCTACGTCGCGGGCTTGGAAGGTTTTCGAGCAAATAGCAGCGAATTCATTCTGGCGCGTCCTGGCTTTGACGTGAATACCACCAACGAGTTTGGTACGATCATAAGTAGCCGTAACCGTTCCCCGGCGCTGTGCGTCATGAATGGAGTGCGCAATTCCATTCCTGTGAATGGCTCTGTCACCATACCGGCACCCCCCGGAGTAATCCTCTCGCAGCGCGCTGTTGCCGATGTGATGTTTCGGGTTTCTGGGCAGACATGGTGCGTCCCAGGACTGCTATCAGATACGACGGAGGCCGGGAAGTTTGTGGTCAGCTATGAAATATCAAATAACGCCGTTACCTTCTATAACTCTCATAAAGACGTCATCGATATCCGCTATGTAGTTTTCAACGTTGATGATTTCGGAACGTCAACGGGTGGCAATCAAGTGATGTTCCGTGGCAATGATGGGGCACAGGACTTTGTGCAGATCAAGAAGCCCGGAACAAGCGACCCGGCCAGTCGCCCGAATGATATCCTGTTCGATAGTCGCTTCCCTCAATTCCAGATAATCGCTCAAGGGTACATCCCTGTTGGAGACTTCTCCAACAGCGCGACTTACGGCTCGAAAGCTTATCGACTGAATTTCAGCAATGCGGGTTTTGTGCCGTTTCTTAAATATTCGATTGTGTTTCCAAATTGTGTGACCACGCCGATGCTACGATACGAGCTTGGCGTAGGTGCAGGCATGTCGAATATCGCTATGCGCGCTCATGTTTTCGATACGTACGTCGATTTCTTCTGTCAGCCTGACAGCGGATGGTCAGATGCCTATGCGGATGGAAGCAGTTGGAAAACCGTAGACTATGGCACCCCCATACAGGGCGTGCGGTACTACATCTTCGGCATCGCTCAATAGCTGATTTTTCAGGAGAACATCTATGGCTGTTTTGTCCGACTACACGTCGGGAACGATCACTGTTACCCAAAATTCAGTGAACTTCACTGGCACAAATACTCTTTGGAGAACTGCGCAGTTCCGCGAGGGCGATACTGTGCAACTGAAAGGATACACGGCGATCATCGCCGCTGCTTCGGCTGCGGACCCTCGTATTGCCTCTAATACGGCTGGCACTTTCACCGAACCTTGGCCGGGGCCGTCTGGAACGTTTGCATATCGCATGCGCTTCATGCCGGATGGCGCGCGTGTTACCGCCCAGACGACGACACTCATTGAATTACTCGGAAATGGTAATCTCCAAGCTTTGGCGGGCG